GGGTTGAGCTAAACAAGGAGAACCGTAAGAGGGGAACCTATGGCAATGGGGATGGCCTTGATGTCGCACACACAAAGAACGGGACGAAGCTACAGAAGGCATCGGTTAACAGGGGGTCAAAGACAGCGATGGCTGGCGATAAAAGAGCGAGAGGAAATGGGCGTAAAAAGTAAGATGAGATGTGGGGAGGTGAGGCCCTCCACAAGACCTGGGAAGAAGATAATGAAGCTGTACTGCGTTGACGGCAAGGAGAAGTTAGTCCATGCGGGGGCCAAGGGCTACGGCAACAACTACTCGTCTGCCGCAAGGAAGAGCTTCAAGGCCCGACACAAGTGTTCTACCGCACAGCCAGGGACAGCCCGACACCTTGCGTGCACAGAGCTCTGGAAGGCTGGGGGTAGAAAGACGTCAAACCCAGGGAACAGGAGAGGTAAATACTAAACATATGTTAGGAGATAAGATAGAGAAATTAGCTAAGAAGACTGGGGCGGCAGCCTTGGCCGACTTATACAAGAAGACAACAGGGAAGGACTGCGGGTGCGCCGCTCGAAAGGCTAAGCTAAATAACCCTGACCTAAAGATAAACAAGTTATTATTCACAAAAAAGAAATAAGATGGCATATCAAAAACTACAACCTGGCAGGGCGATTTTAGTAGACCCAAGTGACGACGTTAATATTACCAATCCAGCGGATGGAAACCCTACAAAGGAAGGGTGTGTTCTTTATATTGGAGAGGGTACGACTGGTAGTGATTACGGAGATGTAAGGGTATTAACTGTTGGTGGTGACGACGTTACCTTCAGTAATGTACAAAAGGGAACATTCTTACCCGTTCAAGTTTTAAGAGTATTTAATACAGATACAACAGCAAAAAAAATCATAGCGTTATGGTAGCAGTTGTAATATCAGTGGCATGAGAAGAGCATTTTTAGACAGGTACCAGAGCAAATGGATTAGCAGGAAGCTGTTGGTCTTTATAATAGGGTCTGTAGCCTTGTTTAGAGGTGTGCTCACGTCAACAGACTGGGTCATAATAGCCACAACATACATGGCGGTTCAAGGAGTCAAGGACACTGTTGTCGAGTTGTTTAAGAGTAAAAATTCTTCTGAATATGGAGCCTGATAGCAACTACGCCAAGAGCGAAAGATTAGATCGTTTGGAACAACATCAAAGACAGTTAAAAGAAAAAATGGAGGATGTTGCTGGTGACGTTCGCGATATAAAGAACGCCATCATGGGCAACCCATTAAGTACCGAGAAGGGTATGTCTGCCCGTATAAAAGACGTTGAGGACGAGATAGAGGTTATAAATGATTTCAAGTCAGAGGTAGAGACGTACATGAAGCAGGCCAAGTATATTATAGGTATTGTCTTAGCAGCCCTTGCTACGCTATTGGTTAAAACGTTTTCAAAATGAAATCCCTTGCAACAAAATACAAAACACTACTAAACAGAAACGGCATAAACACCCCGCTTCGTTTGGCTCACTTCTTCGCTCAGATACACCACGAGAGTGGCGGTGGAAAGCGATTGGTAGAGAATCTTAACTATTCAAAGGATGGGCTGCTTAAGATATTCAGGTCCGACTTTGACACCAACAAAGACAGAAGACTATCACCGACAGAAATAAGGGTAGCTGAGATGCTTGCAAGAAAGCCAGAACAGATAGCTAACTTTGTGTACGCAAATCAAAACGGCAATGGTGGAGTAAACTCTGGCGACGGGTGGCGATTCAAGGGGCGTGGGTATATACAAATAACAGGCAGGGCGAACTACAGAGAGTTAAGCAAGGACGTGGGTATAGACTTCGTGTCAAAGCCAGAACTTCTTGAGCAAGAGGTAAATGCGATGATTTCTGCGGTGTGGTTCTGGACAGACAAGAAAATAAATCAGGTTGCCGATAGAGACGACCTTAACAGGGTGACAAGAATTATAAACGGAGGTTTCAATGGTATTGAAGAGAGAAAGGATCTTTTGGATTATTATAAGCGTTATTTTGGCGCTTAGCTGCTTCTTTTTCTTCAACAGCTCAAAGGAGTCTGAGAAGAATATAGAGGAACTCGAAAACAAGGTCATTAGATTAAACGAGAGAGCAGATCTATACGTAAAGGCATACTATCAGCAGATAGCAAAAGATAGTGTCTTAAAACTAAAGTATGACAGCCTTCTAGTTGAAAGGCAAAAAATAAAGAAAGAGTATGTTGAGAAGATTAAGATTGTTGACCGTTACACTGTTTCTGATATGCAACGTTACTTTGACGAGCGCACAGGAAAAGGTGGTGGTCCTAGATAGTACTCAGGCATCTATAATCATAAAAGACTTAATCAGGGGTGATGTATGCTGTGCTGAGGTAAAGGTGTTGGATAGTCTGCTAAGGGTAGCTAATCAACGCATTAAAACAATGAAGGAGGCTAACGATACTCTGAAGAAGGCGTTTGACACGAAGCAGATGGAGCTCGATGCTGTGAACAACATTGTTACTCAGAAGGATGCTGTGATACGAAAGGAAAAGAGAAAAAAGAGTTTCTGGAAATACTTAGCCATGGCACTTGGAGTGCTATATGTAGTTAAATGACAAAGATATCAACATACGCTATAGACACAGATGTCGTAGGCTCTGATAAGTGGATAGGTACTGATAGTCAGACCTTTAACATGACCAAGAACTTCACCCCTGTGAAGCTCGCTAAGTACTTTAACAATAGCGAGACCATATCTATAGGGATGACCCTTAGATACGTGTATGATATCCTTGAGGTAGGAGAGGCTCGTAAATACGGGACCATAACCTTCAATCCGCAGCAGGGACCTAACGTGCCATTCAGCTCGATATCTACGTTCATACTTAGCAAGTTCACTACTGGTGGTAAGGATGTGGAGCAGTACTTACAAAAACTGCCAGGATCTCAGGTCGCGATATGCAATTCGGACAACCCCAATTCTTTCGGTATCTTCGATATAACGTCGGTCACTCAAATAATTCTTGAGCCGAACTTTTACGAGGTGGAGCTCACCTTTGTTGATGGGAACGGGGGTCTTGTAGAGGATAAGGCGTACTCTGTTGAGCTCATACGATTTGGAGAAAATGCGCCAGGGGGTGTTCAGTCTGTTAGCGGAAACATCGTAGACAATACCGACCCGTTAAACCCTGTAGTGAATCAGGTTCAGCCCGACTGGGACGCAACAAGTGGTTTGGGAGAAATACTAAACAAGCCCACAATACCAACAAAAACCTCGGACCTAACCAATGACGGGGAGGATGGCGTAAATCCTTTTATATCGCAGGAGCAGGTTGTTGAGTACGCTGACCTAGCGTCGTTTCCATCAATAGGAACGGTGGGTATCATATATATTGCGCTAGATACAGACTTGGCCTATGTGTGGGACCCTGGAACAATGGACTATGTGTTGACATCTATGCCTAACACTGGGATTACAGGCGTTGGTAGAATAAATAGAGTAGCTAAGTTTGATTCTCCGACAAGCGTTGTTTGGAGTAAAATATCAGAAGATAACTTTGGCTCTGTAAAGATTAACGACTCAAACAGAAATTTCTTAAACGGCAATACGCTACTATCTATACAAAGAGCTCAAACGCAAATGGATTTTGTATTGGGTAACCCTAGCGCATCGCAGTCAAATATAATTATAGACGACAACACAATAGGAACAGAATATAGAACAAGAGGAACATACACGTTTAAAACTGGAGCGTCGTATACTGAGTCTTTTGTTATAGGTTCTGATGGTAAATTAAAAATATCTCAGACACCCGATACAGGAGTGACTTCTGATAGTTTATTGGTAAGAGATTCGTCAGGTAATGTAAAGCAGATAGCGTATCCAACAATCCCTGTTGTGACTGGTTTTGTGCCATACACAGGCGCAACACAAAATGTGGACTTGGGAGAGTTTGAACTGAAGGCAGGGCAAGTGACTTTAGATACGTCTCCTACTGGTACAGCATCAGTAGGTACTACTCGTTGGAACGATACTATAGGTTCTACTGAAACAACCCTAAAGGGCGGTAACGTTATTCTTAAAAACGGCGTTGACTTAGTCGCTCGCGTAGTTAATAAGGTTACACCCAACACAACGTTAACAAAAGCGACATATCCAGCGGTTAGGGTAAGCGGTGCGCAAGGTCAAAGATTAGCGGTAGCCTATGCTCAGGCCAATAACGATAATAATTCCGCGGACACTATTGGATTGGTATGTGAGACAATCGCTACGAATCAGGAAGGATTCATTATTACTGTAGGGCAGTTAGAAGACATCAATACCACAGGTAGTTTACAAGGGGAAACTTGGGCAGATGGTGATGTGCTTTACTTATCTCCAACAATTCCAGGTGCAATAACAAATGTTAAACCCTCAGCCCCTGGCCATATAGTTGTGATAGGCTATGTAGAATATGCCCATGCTATTCACGGAAGTTTATACGTTAAAATTATGAACGGTTGGGAGTTGGATGAACTTCATAACGTTAACATTTCAAGTCCGACAAATAATCAAATATTAGCTTATACTTCATCTACACAACTTTGGGAGAATAAAAGCGTTGCGACTGCTTTAGGGTATACGCCTTTACCAACCGCTGCTGGTACTACAACAGGTACAGTTTTGACTTTTGTAACAGATAGATTGTATGGTTCAATTGCAACACCTGAAACTGGAAACATATCAGTTGATACAACAAATGCTGAAATAGGCGTAACCAATGTAATTATACATAACTCAGGAACAGCACCTACATTTACTTCTCCATTTAAAAAACTAAGTGGAAGTGGAAATTATGCTACAAGTCAGATTAATTACATTTTTTGTATGTACATTAATTCTACTGAAATAATTTATTCTATTAATCAAAGAGCTTAATATGAGTTTGAGAAGAATGATGATGCTTACTTTAGGAGGATATTCTCCAGAATATCAGTCTTATCTTGATAGACTAACAGCATTGTCTATCCCCCATCCTGATAATTTTACAAAAGAAAGACATAACCAAGCTGTTATAGATATGGTTAATGCTGGTATATGGTCAAAAACAAGGTCTATGAAGTTTCTTTGGAATAGTAGTTTAGATTGCGCAAGAATAGATGTAAGAAATCCATCTCTATTTCAGGGAACAGTATTTGGCGGACTTTCTTTTGTGACTAATAGCGGCATTGTCGGTAATGGAGTTGATGCTTATTTTAATACAGGATTTGCACCAAACCAAGGTGGAGGTATTTATCAATTGAATAGTGCGGGATACGCATTAAGGGTTGTTAATGGTGGTACTTTAGGTCTTGAAGCAATAATGTCCGAAATTAATTCTTTTTCAAATAACAGAATGCGATTAACAATTTCAACTAGCGCTATAAGGATTAATTCGCTTTCAAACTTAACTTCAACCTTTAACTACACATCAGCCGCAGAGGTAAAAGCTGGTTATAGAGATAGTAGTACTGCATTAAGACTTTTTAGAAATAAAACCGTCGCTAATAGAACTCAAACAGGTTTTTCCAGTTTTAGTGGAGCTAATGTGGTTTTATTAAGGACTGAAAGTATATACTCAAACGCAACTTTAGGAGGAATTTTTTGGGCAGGAGGAAGTTTAACAAACTCTGAACACGGGGCATTAGTAGACATAATAAATAATTTAATATCTTAAACATGTTAGTCAAGATAGTACCATTAGAGATAGTTAACCAGCTACAGAATCTAGAGTATAAAGAAGGGTTTGTTTTTAATTTTACACAAGATATAAATGAAAATTGGATTTCTTCTTTAGAGCAAGCTGAAAACATTGAAGGAAATGATAAATTTCAAATCATAGAATTTAAACCTATTCCTTATATAGAAGAAGAATAACATCATGAGAAATTTAATAGTAAAAAACTTCGCTCTTGATTATTGGGTAGTCATTTTTGGCAAGACATATAATTACACGCGTTCAGCAAGGATAATATATCCATTGTTTGTGTTGTCGTATTTATCACAAGATACTATTTTTCAGTGGCTTGCATACGCAACAACCATAACCGCTTTGTTTTTTGGGTTTATTTATTTCAGAATCAATCCATTAACAGGTGATGATTTCGATTACATGGACGAAACTCAAAGGGTACAATTTGGAATAAAAGCACCTGAAAAACTGAGTCCACAGCAATTTAAAGAGTATTTAATTTTAAGAAACACCTTAACTAAACGATATGGCATTTAAAGACTCAACATTTTACGCATTGTTACAACATCTACACCCTATTGTAACTAATCTCCCTAAAATAATTAAGGGATTCATTAAAGAAAGACACTACCTGCATTTATTAGCAGGTGCATTCTTCGCTTTCTTGGTGTACATACTACCTCAAACATCTGACTTGCCATTTTTGGTCAAGGCTGTGATAGGATGGATTGCTGGATATATTCCTAACTTCGCATGGGAACATTACCACGCAAAACGAGGAAATAAGTTTGACATAAACGATGTTTTTTCTGGAGGCTATGGAGGGTTGATTTTTCTTTGTTTTTTTTAATAAATTTGTAAAAATTTAATCTAATGAAAAAAATAACTAAAGAAGAACTATCTTCGATCAGAAAATCTCAGGAAGATATCCAGAATGTAACCAATCTTTTAGGTAGGCTACAGGTAGAGTACGAGACTCAAAAGGCGTCACTATTTAACTCTTACGCTCAGCATCAGTCTTTATTCAGAGAGCAGCGAGAGTCTATCCGTGAAAAGTACGGAGAGGGGACCATAGATATTAACACTGGCGAAATAACTCAGTAGGCATGGATGTGATTAGAAAAATAACCATAGGACCAGACTACTTGAACGCCATGCACTACTCAGTGGGTCAAGAAGTTCTCAAGCAGACACATACCATACACGCCCTAACCATCTCTGAAGACGGAGAGGCAGAGGTATGGATTGAAGACCATGGCAACCAGGTCTTCAAATGGAAGAAGTTTAACAAAAACATCCCGATATCTATAGAGTACACAATATCTTTTTAATGAGGTCCGCATTTAATTTCATAGTAAAACCACTTAACGGAAGTAGATACGACAACAAAAAGGATATAGGAGGGGTTGAGCTTATTACAAGCACTTCTAAGGAAGATCACAAACACTCTAACAGGTTTGCAGAGGTGATATCGACTCCTTTAAACTATAAAGGCCCTATAAAGGAAGGTGACATATTATTGGTTCACCACAATGTGTTTAAGTATTACTACGACATGAAGGGGAGGGAGCGAAGTAGTCATAACTACTTCAAGGACGACATGTTCTTTGTTGATGATTCTCAGTACTTTATGTTTTTTGACGGAAATAAATGGAGCGCACATAGTAAATACTGCTTTGTAAAGCCCGTTAAGAAAAAGAATTTCTACATAGACAAGCCAGGTAATGAAGAGCCACTCATGGGTATCTTAAAATACTCCAACGACGAATTATCGTCTTTAGGCTTTAAGGTTGGAGACGAGGTGTTGTTTGAGCCAGACTCTGAATACGAGTTTACAATAAACAACGAGAAGGTTTACAGGATGTTCACTAAAAATATAAAGGGATGGACAAGTCTTTAAAACTAAGAAAAGATCTTATAGACGCTGGAGAAAAGGCGGTAGAGGAGTTGATAAAGGTTGCCAAGGAGAGTATCTTGAAGGGCGACGACAGTGACGATGTAGACCTTGCTGCCGACAAACTAAAGAATGCGGCGGCATCTAAGAAGCTCGCTATATTCGACGCGTTTGACATCCTTGCAAGGATACAGTCCGAGAAGGAGGTAATTAAATCCATAGAAAATAATGAAGAAGAAGCGCTATCGGGCTCTGGATTCGCTGAGCGAAGATCAAGGTAGTTTATTTCAAGAGGTAGGGCTAATAGACCCGAAGGTTATTTCCTCTAGAAACAAGCGAAAGGATTGGGCTTACGGATACAACAAGGAGTACGACATGGTCGTTATATCAAGGGATGGCACCATAGGCTCTATCTACAATATACAGGGCCTAAACGTGGCCGTTCCAGCCGTGCCTGACAACGTCTACAAGAGGTCTGTTACAAAGAGAGAGCAATACTGGCAGCCGTTTGAGTACCCTCCTGAGTTAGCTCGTATCAAGAATATTGCTATGTGGCACAACGCCCCGAAGGAGTTTAAGTCAAAGTGGGTAGGATATATAGAGGAGGAGTTCGATAGAAGGGAGTACGGCTTTTGGTTTATGAATAACGGAGAGCCGACCTATATAACAGGCTCCAATTATATGTACCTCCAATGGACTAAGATTGACGTGGGTCTTCCAGACTACAGGGAGGCAAACAGGATATTCTGGCTTTTCTGGGAGGCCTGCAAGGCTGACGACAGATCATTCGGGATGGTATACGTTAAGATTCGTCGCTCAGGGTTCTCGTTCATGGCTTCATCAGAGTCTGTAAATATTGGGACAATAACCAAGAAATCACGGATAGGTATAGTATCAAAGTCAGGGCACGATGCGAAGACTATGTTCACCAACAAGGTGGTGCCAATATCTTCCAACTACCCATTCTTCTTCAAGCCAATTCAGGACGGTATGGACAAGCCTAAGACAGAGCTTGCATACCGAATACCTGCATCCAAGATAACAAAGAAGAACATGCTTGAAGACCTCTCAGGGGATGTAGAGGGTCTTGACTCGTCTATAGACTGGAGGAATACCGCAGACAACTCTTACGACGGTGAGAAGCTGAAGTTACTCGTTGAGGACGAGGCAGGTAAGTTAGAGGCTCCAAACAACGTGCTTAACGGATGGAGGGTAAGAAAGACCTGTCTTCGTGTTGGTATGAATGTCATCGGTAAGTGTATGATGGGTTCTACTGTAAACGCACTGAACAAAGGGGGTCAAAACTTTAAGGACCTATACTACGATTCAGACGTCAATGAACGAAACGCTAACGGGCAGACCAAGTCGGGGCTGTACGCCTTGTTTATTCCTATGGAGTGGAACATGGAGGGGTTTATAGATCGGTACGGGATGCCAGTCATAGAAACTCCCGACTCACCAGTGTTAGGTATTGATGGCAAGGAGATTGAGATGGGCGCTGTAGAGTACTGGAACAACGAGGTAGACTCACTAAAGTCTAATCCGTCTGCGCTAAACGAGCACTACAGACAGTACCCCCGAACCATTAGCCATGCGTTTCGAGACGAGAGTAAGTCGTCTATATTCAACCTGACAAAGATATACCAGCAGATTGAGTACAATGACTCCTTGATTAAGGAGAGGGTACTCACAAGGGGTTCGTTTCACTGGAAGGATGGAGTGAAGTTTGGGAATGTTGTGTGGACCCCAGACATTAGGGGCCGATTCCTTGTGTCTTGGATACCGCCTACGAATATGCAGAACAGGTATATCCTTAAGAACGGTATGAAATCACCTGGAAATGAACACTTAGGAGCTTTTGGATGCGACCCCTACGACATATCCGCAACTGTATTCGGCAGGGGGTCTAACGGGTCTCTTCATGGCATGACTAAGTTCCACATGGACGATGCTCCAGTGAATGAGTTTTTCCTTGAGTACATATCAAGACCACAAACGGCCGAGATATTCTTTGAAGACGTGTTGATGGCCTGTGTCTTTTACGGCATGCCTGTATTGATAGAAAACAACAAGCAGCGATTATTGTATTTCTTCAAGAACAACGGGTACAGAAACTACTCAATGAACAGGCCAGACAGGCACATGTCAAAGCTGTCTAAGACAGAGAAGGAGTTGGGCGGA